CCAATGGAGCCTGTCACCGTCTGAGTGGATTCTCTCGCAAAATTCCCTGCATACTGCTCCGTATTTTCGAAGAACATCTGCATGGCCACTTCAGCTTTTTCAGCTTGGGTTGCAGTCTTCCATGTAAAGTCAAGTCCCTTGGCGAGAGCATATGCTTCGATGTTGGTGGCATTCATTGCGACACCGAGGTTATCCATCATCGTGAAATTACCCTTGGCGGCACCGGCCACCGAGTCAAGGGCCATCTGCATATCGATACCCATGACGGAGGCCATGTCAGCAGCCCTTTGCATGGCTTTTTCGGTCAGGTCAAGACTCTTCTGCTGTTCGATGCCGGAGCCTTGAAAGAGAGCGCCCATCTTGTTCGCTGTAGCGAGATACTGGCTTTGTGAAACACCCATGTTTTTATAGGCTTCCTCACCCGTCTTCTGGATAGAGTCAGCATACTTTCCAAACACCGCTTCACTACCGCCCAGGTTTTGCTCCAGCTCACCGAATTGCTGTACGACCTCTTTCCCCAGCTTAATTGCGGCGGCACCGGCAGCAACAGCTACTGCACCCATAGCAATGCCTACACCTTTTAGGGTGCCACCAAGTTTCTCAAATCTACCGCCGACATCATCAGCGCTTTTTCCTGTTTCCGTCAGCCCTTCACCAAGCTTATCAGCATCACCTGTCGCTTCCTCAAGCTCTCTCTCCATACCGTTTAGTTCAGCCTTGGCATTGTTAAGCTGAATTGCCCAGTTTTGAGTCCTGCGGTCGTTTTCGCCAAAGCTTTCGGAGGCATTTTTTAGAGCCGATTCGAGGGTGGAGATTTTCTCCCTTTGTGCATCGATCGCCTTATATAGAACTTCATTGCGGGCGGTAACCGCCTGTATGCTTTTATCGTTCTTATCAAATTCCGAGGAGACAAGTTTCATTTCACTCCCGAGCACCTTAAAGGACTGGTTGATGTCGCGAAGAGCATCCTTGAATTCTTTTTCGCCTTCGATGCCTATTTTCAGTCCAAAGTTGTCAGCCATTTATAACGCCTCCTTTCTAAAAACTTAAATTCCAAAGGGAATAATGTCATCGATGGACATTTCCTGCTTTGGCTTGGAAAGACCAAGAAACTGCCTGTGGCATTCCCATAAGTCCATGAGGAGTCCAAGGGGAGTAAGCCATGTTTCTTCCTCCGTCCTGTGGAGATGGACCGTTCCGTAATACAAAAGCCGAGTAAAGAGTTCATTCTCGTTTACTCGGCTTGCACGTTTTTTGGATCTTCTTCCGAAGTAATATCCCGGGCAGTTCCTTTGAACATCGCCTCGGTGATTGCCGTCTTATAGGCTGCAAGTTCCAAAGGAGAGGTTAGAAGTTCCACTTCCTCCTCGGTGATGAGTTCTTTCGGCTTATCCCTGTGCTTGAGGTTGTGGATGAGGATTGACTGGTTTGCGAGGAGCGTAATCAGCCAGATGATCTCATCCAGCGCGAGCTCGAAATTCTCGGCTTTTAATAGCTTCTCACCTAAATTTTCCAAGCCTCCGTATCTGCGAGCGATTTCCTTGGTGGCACGAGTGGTCAAAATCAGTTCATATTCCACGCCGCCGATGCCTATTTTCGCGCTTCGTTCGTTATCCATATATCAGACCCTCCTTACGGTGTTACTGTGAAAGTTGGTTCATACACTTCAGTAAACCACCCGGTTATGGTTGAACTTAAAACACCTGTGTCGCCGTCATTGACTTCCGCCTTCCATGGGTGCTTGCCCTGGCCGTCCAGCTTGTTTCTTCTCATCACAGTTCCTTCAATAGTTGGGGTTGAGAAAGTGATGCTGTCGCCCTTTGTGGCAAGATTGGTGGCGGGGATACCAAACTTTACACGGTATAGCCAAAAATAACGATACTTTCCGTTTGGTTTCTTTGCCCTGAACCCGACAGCGACAGGAGCGCCGCCATCCTCGCTTGCTGAAATCAAGACTTTGTTGTCATCAATGGTCGCGCCAGTCAAATCGCCAGCAGCAGCCGCGCCAATATCATCTACCCCAAGCGCAAGAGTCCCGCTTTGGAATTCCTTTATTACTTCAGCTGCGCCATCGTCCGCATAAAGAGTTGCTTCGGCAAGTTCAACCGACAGCTCGGCACTGATCGCTTTTGCCAGCGGAATGGGAGTGCCGTAGGTTTCATCACCTGCAGCGCTTTCGGTGATTGTAGCATAATAGAGTTTATCGAGACCGATAGTAGCCATAATTTATTCCTCCGTTTCTAATTGATATTCATATAGTTTTGCCACATCAATGGCATAGTGGTGATAGCCGGTGTCATCCTCATGTCCGATATACCGACGGTCTGTTATAGTAAAATCCGCACCCAGCAGAGCACGGACAATTTTGTTTTTTAGAGCCGTATAGCTCTCCTTGTCAAATAGGGATATCCGTGCCTCCTGGATTTCATGCCGGGGTTTATCGTCGGTATATAGCTCGAACGTATCAACCATCGGTGTGATCACAGCGTAACGATCTGGTGCAGGCTCAGAAAACACGCCAGTCTCCGAAGGAACGAGGGGTGAGATGAGGGCATTCAGTTCACTTAGGAGGCTCATATTTTTTCGACCTCCTTTTCCAATGCCGAAATCATAGCATTAATACAGGCATTTTTACTCGCTGATTTCGCGGGTTTTAGAAATGGTTTTGGTGGTTGCCCGCTTTTCCCGTATTCAAGTACACCTGCAATCATGGCGTTGCTTTTCCCATCCGGCCGTGGTTCAGAGAAACCCACCTTGACATTGAAGTTGCCGTCCCTATCCTGTTTTGCGGAGGAGACACCGAGCGCTGAAACCAGTTCGCCGGTTGAGCGGCTTTCTTCCTTTGTAGCATTGCCAATGACTCGTTTGAGGTTGCTTTTAACTTTTTCCTCCACAACATCGCCGCCTGCTTTCAGAACACGAGGGAGAATTTCATCCGTCTTTTCACCAAGCCGAGATACTTTTAGAAGAAACTCATCCGGCATTCTCATAGTTGCCTTAGCCACCGGGTTTCACCTCCTTAGCCAGCACTTCAATATACATACCGCGGCCCTTGACATCCTCTACAGAGGTAATCTCAAACCGGCCCTCGCCGTTTACCACAACCATCGAAGTGGTTATGGTTACACCTGGGATACTGCGAAAGCGGAAAAGGTCGGTGGCTTCTGAAAATGCCGCTCTGTTTGCCCATTTCTCATTGCCGTGCCGACCTTCTCGATATGCTCTGATGGAAACAACTGTATTGTCGGTTTCTATCGAAAATCCTTCACTGTCTTTTACAGTAGCTTTCTGGATGATGTCTATAAAGGTATTCATTTTTCCATAGCTCATAGTCACACCTTCCAGTCCCGGTCCAGCCTCATAAGAAGATTGACCGTGTTCCAGACCTGCTGACCGGCTTGCACATTATCCGAGAAAAAACCGCCCGTACTGCCGTCCCGGCTCTCATAAAAGTGGGACGACAGCATAATAACGGCCTGCTCAGTAGTAGGAGTCATCTGGTTATCTATATAAAAGTTCTCAGGAAGGTGTTGATAGCTTTCTGCATAACTGACGGAGGCGGCAATGTATATTTGCAGCAGTTCGTCGTCATTGTCATGCTGAAGGATGAGATTTTTCTTGACCTTTTCAAGTAGTGTCATACCGCCACCGCCCTTTCCTGATCATTAAGCATCAGCAGCCATTAATCCTACGGCCTTCAGTTTCGCAAGTAGCGAGTTGAAATCGTCAAGTAAATCTGCATGATCCTCGGCTGTACTTGCAGGCTGGTTTTCGGCTACGGGTATTTCCGGCACTATCGGGTAAGAAGGTACGTAAAGCTTTGCATCTTCTCCGATTTTAGCTTCTACTGTTTCGCCGACACCTTTTGCAGACGCTTTGATACCGCCAAGCGATGCCTCAGAAGCAGGCGCTGCAGTAGCGGTGATACCCGTTACTGTAGCGCCCTCCTTAATTTCCAAAATACCGCCAATGACGGTTTTACCGCCACCTTGTTCGGTATAGTTCTTAGTGTTGTAGCTCATACCGCACCTCCGTTAAGCCTTCTGCTGGAGTACCTTGATAGCCTCCGGCAGAATGAGTTTGCCGTCTACACGCTGAGTAGCTACAAAGCCTACCTGGCCAGTAACTGCAAAGAGTTCATTTAGTCTTTTAAATACTCTACCTTGACGGTCGGCTACCCAGTAATAACTGAAATCACCGAATGCTATCGTCTTCGCTCCGGCTGCAATAGCAGGCACATAGGAAGATGTAAAAAGCGGACGGTTAAGAATAGTATCCGGAGTTCCAGCCTGGATAGATGGCTGCCATAGGTACTGACCTTGACCGTCTTTCAGCTTACGAATTGCCTTTACTGTTGAGTCGTTCATTATGAATACAGACTTGTTACGATAAGGTGCTTTTAATGAATAAAACAGGTCAAGCACTTCATCGAGAGTGATAGCTGTTGCACCCGCAGTAGTTACACCGAGTTGCGCTCCTCCTGTTGCTGCCAGGATACCGTTCGGTTTACCAGAGCCATCGCCAATAAAGAAAGCCTCCTCTTCCTTGTTACCGATACGTCTTGCAAATTCCCTTGAAATATAAGGTTCAAGTTGGAATACACTATCGTTTAGAAGTTCCTCAGAAACCTTAATCATCGTACCCAGCTTATAGGCTCCAATAGATACTTGACCGAAGCTATCGTCACTTTCTGGAATTGTGCCTTCCTCATCAATCCATGAGGCTGTGCCCTTGGATGCGACCACCGGAATTTTTCTATCGCCGGAAGCGGTGGTGATAACTTTAGCCAGTCTACGGAAGATGTTCTCATCCTCCAAAGCCTCTACAAGAGTTCTCTCGAATTCGTCAGGAACTAAATATCCACCTTCCGAATCCGTGCCGATTTTAAGAGCATTTTTTACGGTGGGATCAAGACCCTCCCCGGCGCGTGTACGCATAGCATTCCAGAATGCTTTCCTGTATTCGTCGGTTGCTCTGCCGGTTTTGCCTTCCAGTTTGGGATTGGCTGGCTTGCCTGTCAATGGATTAGCCATAGGAGCGTTAAGTTCCGCATCCAATATAGCTTGTTTTTCCAAACGGTCTATT